TCCACACCAATAGTTACAGATGCAGACTAGCTACAACGGCTGGCCAGCATCTAAAGAGCAGGCTGAGATAGGCGTAAAGCCTTTTAAGGTAGAGGGCACAAGCCTCAAAATCCGCTGCGCCGAAAAGGTAGCGCCATTGCTTATTAACTTTGCTAAAGAGTTTAACGAGCTAATAGAGCCTATAGAGGGCGGCACGTTTGATGACTGGGGCTACTGTTACAGAGATGTAAGAGGAGTGCCAGGCAAACTTAGTAACCATAGCAGCGGCACGGCTATAGACCTTAATGCAAGTAAGCATCCTTTAGGCAAGGTAGGCACCTTTGATGCGGCTAAGGTGCCAATGATTAGAGCCCTAGCTAAAAAATACGGCCTAACCTGGGGCGGAGATTGGACAAGAAAAGACGAGATGCACTTTGAGATAAGTATTGGCCCTGCAAAAGTTGCAGAGTTAGTAAATAAATTAGGGCTAGAAAAGAGCAAAAATGAGTGACATACAGCAAGCTAATATACCTGCAAGTACGGTAACCCTTTTGGCCTCAGGCGTTCGCACAGCAACAGCTGCAGGCACAGCGGTTACAGGTTTTGCAGCTGCAAGGCAGTTAATCCTACAGCTACAGGTAACTGCAGCTAGCGGCACAGCCCCTACCCTAGATGTAGTGGTGCAAGATACAACAGACGGCACTAACTACAACACCATAGCTACTTTTACACAGAAAACAGGTGTGTCACGTGAGGTTATTAGACTTACCACACCTTTTACAGATAACCTAAGAGTAAATTACGAAATTGGCGGAGTAACACCGTCTTTTACTTTTAACGTTATCACCTGGGCGGACTCAAATTGAGCGCGCAAGTAAAGGCAGCGGCCTTATCTTATCTACGTGCGGCTTTATCTTGCGTTGGAGCCCTGTACTTATCTGGTATTTCAGACCCTAAAGTACTAGCTAATGCTTTTATAGCTGGACTAATTGGGCCAGTATTGAAAGCTCTAGCACCTAATGAAAAGCAACTCGGGATAGGCGCTAAGTAAGTGTCGCAGGCCCAGGCATATATAGCGGTAGCGTTGGGAATTGCTACCCTTTCAGGGCTTATGGCTGGGCTTGTGAACCACTTAGTAAAGTATTACCTATCTGAGCTACGCCAGGACGGCAACGGCGGGCATAACCTAGTAGGGCGTGTTGAGCGTATTGAGCTACGGGTTGACCGCATATACGAAATGTTGTTAGAGGACAGATTGACTAAGTAGGGCGTGTCGCGTTGCCTTTTGTCGGTGGGTAGGTTCATACTTTAATTACACGCTGAGAGGGCTACTCGGTTAGTAGCTTTATCGGCCTTAACAAAGGGCGAAAGATGAACAGTTTAGACTTAATTGTAGTAGGTATGGTTTGCCTATTTATGGGCTTGTTTATATGGGCAGCTTATGAGATGGGTTACAAGGTTGGACTAGGTGAAGGTTACCTACGTGGCCGTAATATTGCTAAGGCGCTACGAGAAGCTGAGGCCGCTAAATGAGTAACTTTCTTGAAGGATACGAGGACGTTAACGCCAGGATTATCAGGGCGCGCAAAGAGTTTCCAACTTTGCGCCTAGTGGCATATATAGAGGATATAGATATAACAAAAGGTTATGTACTTATTAAGGCTGAAGCCTATAAAGAGTATGAAGACTATCTACCAAGCGCTGTGGATTACGCCTTTGAAATGCGGGCAGATAGCGGCGTAAACAAAAATTTCTGGATAGAAAACTGTAGTACCTCCGCTTACGGTAGAGTCTTGGGCTTGTTGACACCGGGAGGTATAGCTCGCAGTACTAAACAGGATATGGAAAAGGTAGAAGCGCTAAGCGCTAAGGATGTGGCACCGGCCAGCGATGATTTATGGGCTACTACACCTGTAGCACAGACTATAGAAGCTGTTAAAAACGAGCTAGGCGGCATCTACCTACAAGGCAAGCCCGAGTGCAAACACGGGGCGCGTGTATGGCGTACAGGCACAAGCGCCAAAACAGGTAAAGAGTGGGGCAATTACAGCTGTATCGAAAAGAGTAAGGCCACACAATGTGAGCCAGTTTGGTATATGCAGACATCTACAGGTTGGGCGCCACAGGTATGAGCGAGCAATACGAGCTAATTAACCTGCAGACTATGACCGGCAAGCTCTTTATAGGCGGCGAGCTGGCAGGTGAGTACAAGGTTGAACAATGCGATAAATGCGCGATGATTACACAGTTAGATAAGTTTGGCTATCAAAAAAACAGCTATGAAAACATCATATGGTTTTGTAAAGGTTGCAGATGATAGAAAACGAGCAAGAGCTATTTAATTACATTAAAGGCTGGTATCTAAGCGACTTGGAAAAGAGCGCTGACCAGTATGATAACCACGATTGCACTAGCACTATCTATAGGCTACACATAGAGCTTAAATGCAGGCATAAACACTATGATGAGCTAATCCTTGAGCGTGAGAAGTACGAGGCCTTAACACAAGAGGCCGAGCGCCTGGGCTTCACGCCCTTTTACGTCAACGCCACGCCAAAAGGCATATATGCGTTCAACTTAAAGAAAACTAAAGTAACCTGGACGGTTAAAAAGCTACCATCTAAAACAGAGTTCAATTCAGAGGGCCAGGTTGATAAAACCGTGGCCCTTTTGCCTATCTCAGAGGCGGTGAAGCTATGAGCGATTCAATACGCTTTGAGTGCCGCAGCTGTAAAAAGATAACTGAGCAGTTAGAGCGCATAGTTACAGATAACTTGCCTCCCAACGTCAAAGTCCTACAATGCAAGGTATGTAGCAAAATGAGCGTATGTCTATTGGTTAATTATGCCGATGTATGAGTACCAATGTATTAGCTGCTCGGTAAGTGTCAATATAGAGCGCTCAATACACGATGAGAGTGGGCCGCTATGCTGTGGCCTAGCTATGCGTCAAATCTACGGCTCAATAGGTGCCATATTTAAGGGTAGTGGATGGGGTAAAGATGTTAAATAGTTATCCACAGAAGTTATACACAGGCAATAATAGCTGTGTAAACACGCCCAACAGTACGCTCAATGTTGCGCCCTATTTGACACGTGCGCTAGCATCAACACTCGCTGGCGAGCCGCTGAGGCGGGTAGCTCGCAGGCGCAGTTTGGTGCTTACGGCCGTTCTATGTGTAATGGGGATTACGCCAGCATATGGATACAACCCAAACGTAGAGAGCTATAAACTATATGCTCATATGAAGCTATTAAATGATAAGCAATACCGCTGTTTGGTGACGTTATGGCGTTTAGAGAGTAACTGGAATCCTAAGGCAGATAACCCTAAGAGCAGCGCATATGGCATACCACAGCTACTTAATATGACTGAGACTAATCCATATAAACAGATAGATTTAGGACTTAAATACATTACTCATCATAGGATTTATAAAGGTGATACTTGTAAAGCCTTAGATAGACATAAAAGGATAGGGCATTACTAATGGCTACTAGACGTGGTGACCCACGCTCTCAGCGTAAGTACAAGGCTGTTAGGTTGCAGGTTTTATCTAGAGATAACCACACTTGCTTTTACTGTAATGCTGAGGCAGATACGGTCGACCATATCGTGCCAGTATCTAAAAGCGATGATAAGTCTGAGGCATACAACCCTAACAACTTAGTAGCTTGTTGTAAGCGTTGTAACAGTTCACGCGGTAATAAGTCACAGGCTGTTTTTTTAGCCCATAAGGCTACCCCCCCTGTCTTTTCGTCCTCTTTTTCCCCAAAAGTGGTTGAAACGGTTCACACAGGCCCAATGACTCGCGGTTTACAGGCAGGCTAGGCGATTGTTAACAGAAGTTAAACAAGAACTACGAGGGGCAACTCATCCACGGCTTAACACGCCCTGGCTAAATACAAAATCACGCATAGATGAAATAGTTGCGCTAGCTGAATCTATCGGCCAGCCTTTACTGGATTGGCAAAGACTAATCCTCACCGATATGTGCGCCGTTGACGATTCCAATATGTTTATAAAAAAGTCTGCGTTATTTGTTTGTGCAAGGCAGTCCGGAAAAAGTCATATGATGCGGATGCGCGTATTAGCTGGGCTATTCTGTTTTGGCGAGCGTAACATCCTAATAATGTCCTCTCAGCGTCAAATGGCATCTAAGTCCTTAGAGATAATGGCAGGCATTATTGAGCGTACGCCACACCTCTTAGCCCAGGTGAAAGGTGGCAACATAGACAAGGCATATAAGCGCACTAATGGTAATGAGCGCATAATCCTAGAAAATGGAGCTGAGGTTAAAGTAGTTGCAGCTACTACTGACTCAGCGCGTGGACTTAGTGCCGATTGCGTTTGGGTTGATGAGTTACGCGAGTGCGGAGTAGAGGCGCTAGATGCCGTAAAGTCAACTACGCTCACACGTCCTAATAGCCAGCGCTTTTACACAAGTAACGCCGGCCATAAAGAGAGCCACGTGCTAAATGAGATGCGCGAGCGCTCGCTTAGTAAGCCGCCTAAGTCGGTTGGGTATTACGAGTACAGCGCCCCGGATAACTGTGACATATGGGATAGAGCTAATTGGGCTATGGCTAATCCATCTTTAGGCACTTTAATTACAGAGGATGCTATAGAGGAGATTATTGCAACCTCAACACACGCAGCTGTAATGACTGAGACATTGTGCAAATGGATAGGAACAGATACTAGCCCCTGGACACCGGGAAGCTGGGAAGAGTGCGCCGATACATCCTTAGTTATGGCGCCAGGTATGTACACAATGTTTGCTTTTGACATTGAGCCACACGCAGGCCGCCACGCCTCACTTGTAGCTGGGGCGGTATTGCCCGATGGACGTATTGGCCTTAGCCTTGTTAAAACGTGGGAATCTGACCGAGCTATTGACCAACTAAAAATAGCAGCTGACATAAAACAGTATTGCGATGATTGGCTACCTAAGCTCGTCCTCTTTGACAAGTTCACAGGCCAGCATATTGCCGACAGGCTCCATAATGCCGGCGTTAAAGTTGAGGACTGCAGCGGTACCCAGTTTTATAATGCCTGCTCTGTTTTCAAAGATGCAATAGATAACCGCCGAGTAGTTCACGGTGACCAACCTGCCCTTAACACAGCTATGGATTCCGTAGCAGCTAAAAGCAACGATTCAGCTTGGAGAGTGGTGCGCAAAAAATCTAGCGGTTCTGTGGCATCCGTAATTGGTATGTGTATGCTGGCGTTGCATCTTGATAAGCCAATATCCCAGCCTAAGGTGTACATCTAGACACGCCGAGAGTTTAGTGACCGTTTTGCTTGTGGATAACCTACACTTCGCCCTATGGGTATATTGCAAACTTTAGGCATAGCTAAAAAAGATGTTACAGCCCAGTTGGCCCCTGCCGTTATGTCACAAGGTTACGGCGTAGGTGTTTATAGCTACGGTGGCCTTTATGGTACTGGCAACGGTGCGCCATTTATGGATAGATTTACTGCGTTGCAAGTACCGGCTGTTAATCGTTGCCGTAATTTAATTGCAGGCGTCATCTCTAGTATAGATTTAGAGTTATACAAAAAATCTACAGGTGTAAAACTTGAGTCTCCATTGTGGTTAGACCAGCCTGATATGCGCCAGCCACGTAGCGTAACTATTGCTTATACAGTTGACTCATTATTGTTTTACGGCGTTGCATATTGGCGCGTTACAAGTTTGTATGCAGACGATGGCCGGCCTAGCGGTTTTGAGTGGGTAGCTAATACTCGCGTAACTGTTACTACTGATAAATACGGTGACCAAATTGACTACTACACTATTAACGGCGAACGTGCGCCAATGTCGGGTATTGGCTCACTTGTTACTTTTCAATCTTTGTTACCCGGAGTATTAGAGACAGGCGCTCGTACAATTCAAGCTGCTTTAGATATTGAAAAGGCAGCAAGCGTGGCGGCCTCAACGCCAATGGCTACTTCGGTAATTAAAAATAACGGCGCGGATTTGCCTGAGGCACAAGTTAGCGGCATTTTAGCTGCCTGGAAGGCAGCAAGAAATAGCCGGTCAACTGCATTTTTAACTAGCACTCTTGATATACAAAATATTGGTTTTAGCCCTAAAGATATGATGTATAACGAGGCTAGCCAATACTTAGCTACACAGATAGCGCGTTTAATGAACGTACCTGCATATTACATAAGCGCGGATATGAATAATTCAATGACTTACCAAAATATATTAGATGGCCGTAAAGAGTTTGTAGCATATTCTTTGCAGCCTTTTATTAGCGCTATTGAAAATCGTTTATCTATGGATGATATTACGGCGCACGGTAACGTAGTCCGCTTTGCTCTAGACGAAACTTTCCTACGTGCCGATACTGCAGCGCGTTTAGATGCAATAGAGAAAATGCTTAATTTAGGTTTAATAGATTTAGAGCAAGCGCAAAGTATGGAACAGCTAAGCCCTAGTGGCCTTAATGAAGGGAACGGCAATAATGCACTTAACGTTTAGTGGCAATATAGAAGCAGTAGATAGCGGCGAACGCCGTATGATTTCAGGCAAAATTGCGCCTTACGGTGAAATTGGTTATACAAGTGCCGGTAAAGTAGTTTTTGCTGAGGGTTCAATTACTGCACCTGAGACAAGTAAAGTAAAACTTTTAATGGCACACGATAATTCAGCCGTAGTAGGTCGTATGCAGAGTATGACATCTGCTAAAGACGGTTTATATGCAAGTTTCAAAGTAAGTGCCTCATCACGCGGAAGCGATGCAATTTTGCTAGCCCAGGAACAACTTATGGATGGCTTATCCGTTGGTGTAGAAGTTACTGCATCAAAGCCCCAAAAGGACTATCTCCTGGTCACCGCTGCTACCTTACGCGAGGTATCACTTGTAGAGAGCGCTGCTTTTGCTAGCGCTGCGGTGCAAAAAATTGCGGCAGCTGCAGGCAATATGCCAGTAGAGGCAGCGACTACTAAAGTTACAACTACGCACATAGTAACAACCGAGACAGAAACCGAAACCGAACCCGAAAGCGAGGCCGCTGTGACTACAGCCCCCGATTCAAACGCACCTGAGGCAGTAGATGCCACAGAGCAGGCTGCACCTACAGTAGAGGCAGCTCGTAAAATCATCCTACCAAGCGCACTTAATTCACAGCGCGTACGTACACCTATTACTTCAATGGGTGCATACACAGAACACAAAATCAAAGCTGCGCTAGGTAATGAAGAGTCAAAACTTTTCGTGACGGCCGCCGACGATGATTTTAGTACTAACCCTGCATTTTCACCGACTCAGTACCTATCAGAGTTTCCAACTAACACACGTTTTGGTACACCATCTATTGACGCGTGTTCACGTGGAGTTTTGCCAGCTAGCGGTATGACGATAAATGTACCGTCTTTGGTTACCTCTGCGGGCGGTAAATCAGGCGTTGCTCCTGTTGTAACTGTTGAAGCCGAAGGCGGAGCAGTTGCTAATACAGGTATGGTTACTGAATACCTCACAGGCACAATTTCTAAGTACTCAGGTATGAATACTCTCAGTATCGAATTGCTAGAGCGCTCAGACCCTAACTTCTATGCTGAGCTAACAGCACAGCTACAAAATGCTTACCTAAAGACTCTTGATACAACAGTTAACGCTGCACTTATTACAGCGGGTACTGTTGCAACTACAGCACAAGCTGCTACATCTGCAGGCATTATTGGTTACGCATCTGAGGCTGCACGTCTTGTTTACGAGGCTACTGGCTACTATGCTCAGAACTATATTGCTAACGGTTCACAATGGCAGCTACTAATGGGTGCATCCGATACAACAGGGCGCCCAATTTACTCAGCTAGTCAGCCAATGAATGCGGGCGGGTTGACTCAACCTGGCTCAATTCGAGGCAACGTACTAGGCCTAGACCTATACGTTGATAAGAACTTTGCGGCTACTACAACTGTGGATGATTCAGCGATTATTCTTGCGCCTGAGGCATTTACTGTTTATCAGTCACCTACTGCTTATATGTCAGTAAACGTAGTATCCAACCTACAGGTGCAGGTAGCTATCTATGGCTATATGGCAACTATTGCCAAGATGCCTAAGGGTATTATCCGTTACAACTTCACCTAAGAAAACCCACTAATAGTTTGGTAGGCCTCTTAGCCCTTTGAGGCTTACCAAACCTAAGTAAGATAGGAGTACACAAGTGCCAGCTACATATGTGACCGCCGCTACATTAAAAGCATCGTTGGGCGTTGGTACTTTGTACGATTCTTATACCTGGATAGAGGACACCTGCCAAGCCGCACAAGATTTAATTAACGGCTTTTTGTGGTTTGATAGCGCGCCCGTAGTCGGTACCGCGTTAGTGTCTAATGTCGCTACAGTTATGGTTGCCAACCCTGGCATCTTTACTACGGGCCAATCGGTAACAGTTGCCGGGGCTGGGTCAACTTTTAACGGTACTTACACAATTACAGGCACAATTCCATTTAGCACAGGCACAGCTAATATCTTGCCTGCGTTTAATATGCAGCTAAATTACTGGCAATACCCACAGGGCTATAGTTTTATACAATATGCAAAAGTAGCGGCTGACCAAAACTTTAGGCGCGTATTGCCTTATGGCACTATGACAGGTGACGATACAAAGACGGCTAGCTACGCAAACACGCCAGCAATAAACGCCGCGGCCTTAATGCTGGCCGAGAATATTTGGACATCTCGCTTTAGCACACAAAACGGCGCCACTAGCGTAGATGGATATAGCCCTAGCCCATTCAAGATGAGCAATACTTTAATGGCATCCGTGCGCGGCCTCTTGGCTCCGTATCTTTCTCCTGCAAGTATGGTTGGCTAATGACAGCGGCCATAACTACTTTACGTAGCACGGTAGCTGCAGCCCTGGCTAATGCTGGCGTGTGGAGTACTTTTGCATACCCGCCTAGCACAATCTTGGCTAACAGCGTTGTAGTAGCACCGGCTGACCCATACATAAGCCCTAGTAATAACTCTTATGCCAGCATTTCTCCTATGGCTAATCTAAAGGTCATTATGACTGTGCCAATGTTTTCAAATGAGGGAAACTTACAAGGCATAGAAGATACTATCGTGGCCGTGTTTGCTAAACTTGCTGCAAGTGCAATCGTATTTAATGTTACGTCTGTATCTGCACCAAGCGTTTTAAGTGTTGCAAGCGGTGATTTATTAACTGCAGATTTACAAATATCCGTACTAACGAGCTGGAGCTAAAATGGCACTTACCGAGGAAGAAAAAGCATTTTTAATCAAAATTGGCCAAGAGTTGCCAGTAGAGGTTAAAGAGACAAAATCAAAAGACACACCTACCGAGAAAGTAGAGGAATAGCCCGATGGCAATTTATCTATCCAATACCGTAGTGGCTACTCTTAACTCAGTAGTCCTATCAGACCACGTAACTAGCGCAACTATTAACCGCGCTTTTGACGAGCTAGAAGTAACAGCTATGGGCGATACAGCTCACAAGTTTGTTAAGGGCCTAGAGGCTAGCACTATCACTCTAGACTTTTTAAGCGATACAGCTGCCGCAAACGTAAACGCTACTTTGCAAGCTGCTTGGGGTACAACAGTACCGCTAACACTTAAGCAGACAAGCGCGGCAGTATCAGCTACTAATCCGCTATATAGCACTACTATCTTGGTAAATAACACCACAGATATTAACGGCGCTGTAGCAGACATCGCTACTCAGAGCATTACATTTACTTGTAACTCACCAATCGTAATTACAACTTCCTGAGAATAAAGAAAAGGGGCTAACACAATGGCAAAACTCAAGATAACAAGGGCTGATGGCACAGTATCGGAGCATCCGATAACGCCAAAAATCGAGTGGGCCTTTGAGTTATATGCAAAAAAAGGTTTTCATAAAGCCTTTCGAGACGATGAAAAACAGTCTGACGTTTACTGGCTGGCTTGGGAATGTCTCAGGTCAGATGGAGTTGAAGTACCTGTTTTTGGAGCAGCGTTTTTAGATACATTATCTAAGGTTGATGTATTGGACGATGACCCTTCGCAATAGTGGGGCGCGGTAGTTTTGGATATTTGGTAGCACAACTTGCTATTGAAACCGGAATCGCGCCCCAGTATTTGTTAGAGCTTGATGATGCAATGTTTAAGAATATGTTGAAGGTGCTTAACGACAGAGCTAAGGAGATGCAAAATGCCAACCGAAGTAAAGGGCGTCGTTGAGCTACTTAAAGCCTCTAAAGAGTTTGCTCCGGATTTATTAAAGCAATATCAAACTGAGGTAGGTAATGCTTTATCTACTGTTGTAACTAAGGCAAGAGGGTTTATACCGGCCGATGCTTCACTACTTTCAGGCTGGTCTAAACCTCTTTCTTCCGATGCTGCTAATTACAGAGCTTTTCCTAAGTTTAATTCAGGAGAAGCTAAGCGGAAAATTGGCTATAAGACTACGCCTACTAGGGCCAATAAAGCGGGCTGGTCATATCTTGCGCGTATTGTAAACGCCTCAGCTGGCGGTGCCATATATGAAACTGCAGGACGCAAAAACAAAGATGGGCAACCAAATTACAAGCGTAAGAGCGTTGTTTATCGTACAGGTGGCGATGGTCCTGGCGATTTTCAGATTAACTATTATGAAGAAAAAGATAACTCATACCGTAAGGGTTATAACAATTCTCTTAATCCTAATGCCGGTAAGCAATTTATAAATAGTCTTAACTCTACTGGCCAGTTAGTTAATGCCCGGCCTAAAGGTCTAGTTGGTAACCCAGGGCGCAAAAGTACTGGCCGCGCTATTTACCGTGCCTGGGCCGAAGATGAGGGCAGAGCTAACGCAGCTGTATTAAAGGCCATTGAAAAAGCAGCTAGTAACTTTGAAAAAAAAGGATTTGTATTTAGAGGGAACAAAAAATGAGCGATGTATCCATAAATATAGTCTCCCAATTTTTAGGACAGAAAGCTTTTGACAAGGCTGGAAACTCTGCTAATAAATTAGCTACTAATGTCAAGCGGGCTTTAATTGGTGTTGGATTTGAGGAGTTTGCTCGTAGGTCTATTAACGCTTTTGCAGCCAATGAAAAACAAATGGTTGGGCTTTCTAAGACCTTAAAAAATCTTGGTTTACAAATGCAGGATGCTTCAGTAGCTTCATACCTAGATAAGTTAGCTTTAGCTACAGGAGCCCTTAAAGCCGATTTAGTGCCAGCATTTCAAACTTTAGCAGTTACTACTAAAGATACAGCCGATGCAACTACTTTACTTAATCTTGCAATGGACGTATCTGCAGGCTCAACTAATAGTTTAGATAGTGTCGTATCTGCATTAACAAAGGCATATAAAGGCAATGTTGCAGGACTTGGTAAATTAAATGTAGGCATAAATAAAACAATGCTAGAAACAGGTGACCTACAAGAAATTGTAGCTTACCTTAGTAAGACTTTTAGCGGCCAGGCAAAAACAGCTGCAGAGACTTACGCTAATCGTGTTTTACGTATTAAGACAGCGATAGAGGATGCACAAGAGGCTATTGGTAAAGGATTAGTAGATAGTCTTACAATTCTTACAGGGTCTAAAAATATTGACGAGCTACAAACAAAAATTATAACTTTTGGCACAGAAGCCGGGGAAGCGTTTAGAAAACTTGCAGGCTTTGTAAAAGAAAATGAAACATCTCTAAAGAATATAGCAGCCTTGTTAGCTGGTCTATTTATTGGCTCAAAAATTACGGCCGGTGTCTATGTGTTTATTGGAGCTTTAAAAGCACTAAATGCGACAATGAAAGTACTGCGTGCTACTTCTATTGGAACTGCTATTGCTACAATGGCTGTGCTAAATCCTCTAGGTGCAGTTGCCTATGCTGCGGTACTTGTAGGTCTTATTGCCGGAACTGTTAAAGCTGTTGATTTGTTGGCTGACAGTTATGACAAGGCAGCTAAAAAGTCTAACTTTATGGGTAAAAACCCTATTCAGTCCGGTACTTACTTAGCTACAACTAAAAAGTTAGTTAATTATACTAAGGTTTTAACAGCTGAAGAATTAAAGCAATTAAAGGCTAAACAATTAAAACTAGCAATAGATAAAGCAAACCTTGCTTTAGGTAAAGGTACAGATGTTTTTGACTTAGAAAAAATCCAACTTAATGCGGCTTTAATTGGACAGGCTGAGGCGCTTGGTAAGGCAACAACTGGGGCGCAGATTTTAGCTATTACCAATGATGTACAGCGCTTAAAGATTAAACAAGATATTTTAGCTTTAGAGGATGCCATAGCATCCCAAGATATAAAGCGCATAGAATCCGCTACTGCGACACTTAATGCAGACTTAAAGGTATTGGGTACTTTACAAAGCCAAAGTTTTACCATTTTAGGCATTAAAGGCATTTTAGATACCTTGAAGCCTAAATCTCTTATTGACCAAGAAAATCTAAATATAGCTCTAGATAAAATACGCGAAATGTTAAGGTTATTAGCTCAAACACAAACATCGGTAGTTGCTGGCGGCAAAAGTACTCGCGCTGTAAGTGGCATCCCTGAAGGCGATTATGTACCTCCTGTAGTTTTTGACCCTAGTACATCTATAGATGCAGTTATAGAATATGCCGATGCTGCAACTGAACGCGCTACAGCTTTTGCCATTTTGCAAGAGCAAGAAAATTACGCAGCTTATTTATCTCTTATTGAGTTTCAGAGAAAACTAGGAGATTTAGGCGGCTACAGTCCTGATATGAACAGAGGCGGCGGGTATGGCTATAACTCAGGCTCAACTGTAACTGTTGAAATTGTAGATAAGACAAGCGGGCTTATTGAAGTAGTACAAACGGCAGTACAAGAAAATAACAGGTTTGGCAATAACCTAAGCTACGCCGGGGCAATATGACAATCCCAGTAATTAACGCCGTTATCAACTTTAGCACCGGGCCTAGTTTTGCTCAAGCTATGATTTTGGATAGCGGTATATTGGGTACTAACGTTTTAGCAGATGCAGCTAGTGTTATTGTAGATGTTTCTAACGTAGTAGATAGTATTGAGACAAAGCGCGGGCGTAATCCTCAGGCTGACCAATTCCAAACAGGCACACTTACTATGCGTATAGTTGACCAAAATGGAGATTTTAACCCTCAAAATGCTAGCGGGCCTTATTACAACCTTTTAACGCCAATGCGTAAGGTACAGATTACAGCTACTTATGGTGCAACTACCTACCCTATGTTTTCAGGTTTTATTACAAGCTACACCACTAGCACACCTAAAAACGCTACCGATGTGGTTTATAGCACTATCACAGCCGTAGATGCTTTTAGACTTGCACAAAATGCTCAGGTGAGTACAGTCGCAGGTACCTCAGCTGGTCAGCTTAGCGGCGCTAGAATCAACGCTTTGTTAGATGCTATTGACTGGCCAGCCTCTATGCGTGACGTAGATGCAGGCTTAACCACAATGCAAGCAGACCCCGGCACAGCTCGTACAAGCCTTGCAGCTATGCAAACTGTAGAGATAAGCGAATATGGCGCTTTGTACGTTGACGCCGCCGGCAGTTTTGTTTTTCAAGACCGTTCAGTAACCGCTGGCAGTACAGGGGCTACGCCTACAGTATTCAACGATAACGGCACAGATATTAGTTATTTTAACGCGGTGTGGCGCCTTGACGATACCCTAGTTTACAACTCAGCTAGCATCACCCGCACAGGCGGTACAGCTCAGGTAGCTACTAACCAAGCCAGTATAGATAAGTACTTTGTGCATAGCTACAATCAGCAAAACTTACTAATGCAGACCGATGCAGTAGCCCTAGATTATGCACAGGCATACGTAGCATCTAGAGCTGAGACTAGTATTCGATGCGATGCTATTCAGCTAGACCTTTATACGGATAATTACAATTTAGGCATTATTGCCGCGCTAGACCTGGATTACTTTGACCCGGTAACTATTACAACTAACCAACCTGGGGGCTCAACCCTTACTAAGACTTTGCAGGTGTTTGGCGTGGCTCAAAGCATTACGCCTAACAACTGGAAAACAACACTTACCACTTTAGAGCCAATTATTGACGGCTTTATATTAGACTCATCCATATACGGCCTGCTTGACAGCGGCGTATTAAGTTATTAAGGAGCTAGGACTATGGCAGCTGGATTAGGTTTTAAGACCTTTACTACTGGCGAGGTACTTACGGCAGCTGACACTAACGGCTACCTAATGCAAGGCGTATTGGTGTTTGCATCATCTGCAGCCCGTGCGGCAGCTATTACCTCACCGCAAGAGGGGCAATACTCTTACCTCAAAGATACAAACAGCACTGAGTACTATGACGGCGCTGCCTGGATAGCTGCACCTATTGGTGATATTACAGGCGTTACAGCTGGCACAGGTATTAGCGGCGGTGGCACAAGCGGCACGGTAACTATTACTAATTCTATGGCTACAGAGATTACTGCAGCTGGGGACATTATTGTAGGCACAGGCTCAGGTACTTTTGATAATTTACCTATCGGTACGACTAACCAAGTCTTAACCGCAGATACAACAGTTAGCCCGTATAAAGTAAAATGGGCTACTGCGGCGGCTGGCGGCGGTACAGAGTACGCAGCTGGTAAAAATGCAGTAATTAACTCTAACTTTTCAGTATGGCAGCGTGGCACAACTGGTTTTGTTCCTAATGGTACTGGAGTTTATACAGCCGACAGGTGGCAGGCTAACCGCGGCACTACAGGTTCAACAGTTAGCCGACAAGTAACAGGTGATACTACAAATCTGCCTAATATTCAATACGCAGCAAGAGTGCAACGTGACTCTGGTACTACTGCAACAAACTCTATATTTTTTGGACAGTCTTTTGAGACAGTTAATTCAATTCCTTTTGCTGGAAAAACTGTTACTCTTTCATTTTATGCAAGGGCAGGCGCTAATTACTCTCCAACTTCATCAGCTTTAGGAGTTAATGTTGCATCAGGTTCAGGTACAGACCAAAACCTTTTAACTGCTGGATATACAGGTTCTACTAATGTCGTTAATACTTCAGCAACACTTACAACTACGTGGCAGCGATTTTCGTATAGTGGAACTGTATCATCAACGGTCTCAAATGAAATTGGTTTCTATTTTACATCCACGCCAGTCGGTACGGCCGGAGCTAATGATTACTACGAGGTTACAGGGGTGCAGTTAGAAATAGCATCGAGCGCTAGTGCGTTTATGACTAACGGGCCTACTTACGAGGCTGAATTAGCCGCCTGCCAGCGTTACTATCTCAGAACTACTGGAGCCAATTACACGCGACACGGACGAGCCCAAGCAGGTTCAACTACTAATGCAACTGTTCAAGCCCCTTTACCTGCTTCATTAAGAACAGTTCCTTCTATTGCTTATGCCAATACTGCTTATTGGAACGGAACAACTTTTATGGCAAATACAGGAGGTATAAGCGCAATAGGGACATCAGGTGCAAATGTTTATTTTGACTTAGCTGTTGCTTCAGGTTTGACTCTTGGTCAAACATACGAGTTTTTGAATAACAATAATAATGCTGGTTATGTCGAATATAGTGCGGAGTTATAAAATGAAATATGAAAAAGTGATAGATGCCTTAGGTAATGAAACAATTATTAAAACAAATGATGACGGCAAAGTCTGGGGCATACCTTGTGACCCAGCCAATTCTGACTACCAGGCATACCTGGACAGAGACAAGCCAAAAGCGGCACTATCCACACCAATAGTTACAGATGCAGACTAGCTACAACGGCTGGCCAGCATCTAAAGAGCAGGCTGAGATAGGCGTAAAGCCTTTTAAGGTAGAGGGCACAAGCCTCAAAATCCGCTGCGCCGA